AGCTTTGAATTCTCAGAAAAGCTACCCATATTTATATGTACCGCTTTCGACAAGCCCAAGTGAGCTATGTAGGTGATTGTTGCCAACAATCATTAAAGACAAAGAACAGTTGTGCCCTAAAGGAGGCATTCGAGAGCTGTTGAGTCAAGAGTTCTGAAGCAATTTGGCAGCAGCTAAAGCAACCTGCCTGAGCTCGCATGAAGAAAAGTTGAATTAGCATCAGGAACTTACCGCTTCAGGCACAATGACAAGACAAAAATGAGGTTTTTCGCGCCCAAATGTCTAAGGCTGTTTACCGGACAAGGCGGGAAGCTTCTATGGTGGTGTATGAGACTGTGAAGGAGGAATCCGGATAGGGTGGGATAGGTACACTGAGTCAAAATTTTTTCATGCAATTTATTGTGCCATTGGGGGTACATACACAGGAAAATAAATACATAGCACAGTGAACAAGCACAATGACATGGAGGTGAGACATAGTTTATTTTCTTTTTTTCTTTGATTTAGAAGAGGAGGTAGAATCTGTGCGAAGCCTTTTATTTGTTTTGCCATTAGATAGCAAGCCAGATTGATACAGAAAGCGCCTGCCTAAAGAGTGCTGATCTAGTTCTGAAGAAAACTTTTCTCTGAGATCTACCTCCCAAAATACCATGCCATCATATTTTCCCTTTTTCTTTTCTGCATTTTCTGGTAAAGGACACTTTGTGGCGAGAGAGCTTAAAAATCTATATGCATCATCTATACCAGTGGGTACAGGAGGAGGTATGAAAGACAAATTCCACTCATCAAGTATATTGGAGTCCATAGCATTAATATGTGCCAAAACATCAGGCACTAACTCAACTTTACAAAGCTGGAAAATCATTTCAAAATCAAACTCCTCTGTGTGCCTGATATAGTGTTTGAATGGGGTAGTTTGCTTATCAGGGGCCGCTAAATCCTCGCCATTTGTTTTAACAGAAATAGTGAAGTTTGTATTTCTTGTGTTGTCCATTATAGTAATGAATAAATTGTTGCCCCAGCACATGCCATTGTTAGTGCCCTGAGCCCTGTGTAGCCAGTAAGGCCTATTAAATACCTGGCTGTCACTGGTTACTAAAGACCCGCTAGGTGTACTAAAATACATACATGAACCCACCGCGCGCCGTCTATCCTCTGGGACAGCCTCAGTATCAGGGGCTAAATAATAAGTGTTGTTTCCAGGGATTGGTTCCCCAAGCTCTCCATCCCTGCAGAACAGATGTCTGGCAAACAATTGCTCTCTTTTGCCATAAAAAAACATTCTGTTTCCATATATGTCCTTAGACATTTGAGTGAAATCGGGCCATTTGCAGATTGTAGACACGCAATCAAGGGGTACCCCAGATCTGTCAACCTGCAGATCTTTAAAATTTAGGTTTCCAAAGCCAATATCACACATCTCACCATCCTGAATTTCAGTATGCTTTAGTTCTAAGGGGGGGCAGGAGCCACGAACAGCATTTTCGCAGGCCTTAGCTTTATCCCAGTGACAGCCAATAGAGGGTTCACAACCTACTATGAACAGCTGTGTTTGCTTTGGGTCCACTGAAATGTTGTTTCTCAAAGTGTTTTGCTGTGTAATGGGTTGATACTTGTTAGAGGGGTTTTCTGTGTCAGTGAGTCTATTCATTAAGGGGTGTCCGGTTGATCCAATACCTAAAGGCCCTCCTCTGAAAATATCCAGCCCAACTAGCTTCCACACTAATCTTTCCTTTTCAGAATTATAAGTAGTTTGGTCAATTAAAGCAAATTTATTTGGGTCTGGGAGGGTGAATCTGAATACTCGAAACTGATTTCCACTAACTTTAGGTACTTTAACTTTTGGCTCTTCATCTTGTTCATTTAAAATGGCGTAGAAGGGGTGCCCCACAGTTAGCAGGCGGTCACTGTGCGCATGAAAAAATAGGTTGGTGTTGGTAACATAGTCATCTGTGCTGAGCACCTTGGACACGGGTTGGGCAGGAGGGAAGTACACTCTACCCGTACTCGGCTTCCACAGATTCAGATTCATCTGTAAAGATAAGAATACTTTCGTTTGCGTTTTTTTCTTAAAAGGCTGGGGTGCAAAGTATAGTCTGAACTGTAGCTAAAAGCATCTACAATTACTGTGGGAGACTGTGGCTCACTGGGGCCTGCTGGGGGCAGTAAATCTGTGTCATTTGAAACAGGGTTATACACTATGAGCCCTCTGCCATAATCCTCTACAAAGGGCTTAAGTGCTGTGCCAGCGGGGATAGTGGGAAATGATATTGTGCTGTTCCGTGATGTGTAGGTTAAAGAAAGATGGCTGTTGCTGAAATCCTCATTGTAATCATCTAGCAACAATTCATCGGGGTACACTGCAGGCTCCTCGCTAGCAGCAGAGTTTACAAATATGCTCTCTGCTTGCTGGTTTGATATGATAGATTCTCCTGTGTGTTCCCCTAAAATGTGTAGTTCTATGGCCTCGGGTGTAGCGTCTGGCACAGTAATGCTGCTGATATCCTGGTAAAAATGGACACGCTCTCCAATTCGCAACCCACTACGTGTGGTGATGGTGCCTCTCTGACCAAGCCTGCTGACTCGAACCCGCCCTTCTGCTGTGTCAGAATATCTTGGCCTTCCTAATGAAACTATGTCAGCAAAGTCAGGGTCGGGTGCAGCCCTTGGGATGCCCGCCAGATCAGATTCAAATGTTTGTGTAACCTCCTCCTGATAGGCTGACCCCTCATAGGCGGGATTTTCAAATTGAACCGCCCTGCTAGGCTTGCTAAGGAATTCAGTGTTCTGTGTTCTGATTTGTCGGACACGCTTGTTATAGAGTTCCCGGGCTTTTTTTAATGCACCTGTAAACCCCTCCCTGGGAGTACTGGTTCTTGGGAGGGGTTCCTGAATGTCAAACTCAGCAGGGCGTCCTAGGATGTTTAACTCAATAAACTCTCCACCTGAACCAACGCTGACACCTCCCACATCTGTGTCAACTAAAATGTGGCTTTGGACACTGGATGTGGAGCCAGTGAGGGTTGCGGCAAACTCTGTTCTGTATGTGGGATTTGCAAATGTGGAGCTTGTGGCTACTCTTTTGGGTGCATGGGTAACCTGCTGCACATCTATCACAGCAATGTCAGAGGAGCTAGATGATGTGATTGCTGGAGACCCCCCAGATGTGGACACATCAGATATGGGATGCAAATCAATAGAAACCGATGGCTCCCCTTGCCCACCTAAATTAGTGCCCGCAGGTTCTATACCCCGTGCTATTCCCCCTTCTGGGATAACCACAGAGGGCGCACCCTCACTGAGCGGGACCACAGAGGGTGAGTTTGCACTTAAAGTGTCAACGGGCAGTATGTCTCTGGGCCCAACAGTGCTAACAGACACAGATGGTGTTACCACCTGCCCCCCAGGACCTATTTGCCCCCGTCCTGCACCCCCCGGAATTCTGCCAATTGGTCTATACCCGAAGGGCCCACCTCCCCCGCGCCCCGTGCTAATGCCCAAACCCCCGGTGTATATTAAGCTTCCAATGGTTTTTAGAAGCCAGTCTGCAACTGTTGTGCCCTCCACCCGATTCCTCACATCAACTGGACAGTCTCCAGTACCACATGTTTTATACAGATCTTGCACAGAGGCACGCTTCTGTCTTCGCAGTGTGGTCATTTTATTTATTTAAGCAGAGTGAACTATGTGTGTGAATGTGCACTTTATATACAAGCTGTTTAAATTGATTTTGTTTTGTAATTTTACAAGCTGTTAAGATTGCCATAAGCAAAGCGGGTGCCTTTTGGGAAGCTAACAGACATCACATATTTTGTTCTGTTCTCCTCATTGTCAAAAGCCAGTAGCATGCGAGACTGATTCCTTTTCCCACTCGTGTCCCCAAGCCACTTAAAAACAGACGAGGTTTGTGCATGGAATTTTAGGGCAACGTCCCGGTGCCTGTTTCTAAATGATTTTAGGTTACGAGCACAACCTTTAAGCAGGATCACAGGAGGATCAAGAGCTTCTTCTTGCAGTCGGCTAAGTCTCGTTTGCAGACCTCTGCCAACTGTTCTATCTCTAGAGCCCACTTCGTCAGGAGAGATGAAAGCGGGCCCTCCAGAGGCGATGTCTCCGTTGGTTCGTTGGGATCGGGTTTGGGGGGAGCGTTCTCCTTGTCTTCGTCGCTTTCCTCGATTGTTGGCGGCAGAGTCTCCCCCGAATCGAACCTGTCTTTCCCTCTGTCTCTTTCGCGGCGTCTCCGAAGTGGAGGCGTCTCCGAGCCCGGGGCTCTCTCCGTGTTCCGGCGAGCTGGAGGAGATGTCTCCCCACGGGGGCTTGGAGCTAAGGGCAGAAACAGTTTGTTTATTTCTCACCTCCCATTGCCCCGTTGTCCCATACCGCGCAGCATCCTCCTCAAATTTCACATAGTACACTTTTCTACCACGGTGGTCTACATAGAACAGTCCAGTGTCATCAGAGCCCCCACGTCCCTTGTACCACTGGTTGTCCTCATCTTCATAGTACACTTCTTGCCAAAGTGTATATGGATAGTAATTCTCAGGGTCATTGTCAAAAAACACTTCAACGCTCACAGGTTTTTTTTTCAGAGTATAGCTAGGATCTGCCATGTAGAGCTCATAGCTACTCTCCCTCATTGTCCATGGATCTTTTGCATAGGGTGATTTGCTAAGTGAAGTCAAAACCAACTTCATCATAATAGCATGCTTAGTATTAATTTCAGAAACCTGTGATGCTGGAAGTGTTTGGAGCCCAATGGAGTGTAGGCCTCTTTTTTTCCCATAATGCATCAGCAGGTTTTCCTGCCGTGTTAAGTCCCAGAATGTTATCTGGTCTTGAAGTTCAGTGCTGTCCTTTTCATAAAGTTCGGACAGTGTTTCTTGCAAGGAAGCAAGGCGCTCTCTCAGGGTCGCCATCTGACTCTTCTTCTTCCTCGTCTAGTCCTAACTGTCTTCGCAGTTTTACAAATAAAGCTTTCCACACTGTGTCTGAAAAAACATACACAGGTTCACCATTTTCAATTGGTAGCGGGTTGGGAAACTTAAAACATGTCAACCTGCTGTGTAAAAATTTATAATTAGGGTCGGCCCCAACATCCACATTAGTTGTAACAAGCAACGGTGGCAGCTTAATTTGCAAAGGGGCTTTATGCTTTGAATCCACAGAAACAGTGTTCCCATCAAGGCCACTTCTCATGTATGTATCAATATATACCCAGCATGCATCAGTTGCATCGTCCAAAAAACCCACTTTGCAATCTATTAGCGGCTGTAGCCAAAAGTGGCTTTTGGCATTGTGATATGAAATCACTCTCCCTTGCAAAAAGCTCACCAAACCATAGCAGAAATGTGATTTGCCAGTATCTGGAGGGCCATGGATCACTATGCATGATTTTTTAGGAATCCCTTTCAGCATTGCTCTCAGGGCCCCCAAAAAGGACAAAACATTTACACCTTGATATTTTAAAAATCTCTGCACTACTGTCCAATCCCCCTCTCCTGTTACTTTCGATGAGCAGTGTCTGATCCACTGAGTCATTGTCATTTCTTTCATTTGCTGCCTTATATACAATTTCACCATATTTGCACAATCTCTTACATGCTTGTACTGACTATTACTTTTAAGCCATGCTGCTGCATTAGGCTCTTCTTCAGCTATTTTTGCATAGTTAAATGCAATTTCAGATTCCTCTGTAAAATGATTATCATAGGCCCACTGTACCATCTGGCATAATTCAAATGTTTCTGACGCGGTTTGGTGGCTTAGTAATGTTAAGCTAGCAAGCCAATCAGGATACGCCCCACTCACAAAAGACGCATTTGACATAGATTTTTTATACCAAAACAACGCAACAGGGGTGCTTCTTGTTTTAGGAGGATCACATAGCAATTGCTCTGGCTTTACATTTAGCATAGTACATAGCATTTTCACTAAGGTTTCTCTGCTTTTGCCTGTTTTACACTCTAATAAATACAGCACCATATTTACAGGACCAAACCCCATTTTTATCAGCTGTACATAGTCACAATAATTTGGTAACAACGTCTTAGAAGCTTCAGACAGCTCCGCTGGTACCCCAAACCCCACCACAACCCAGCTTGTATTACATGTTTTATCACTTTTATAATGCCTGGTAAGTTCAGTATAACTAACGTTAAACTCTTCTTTAAATTTACACAACATGGCTGCTCTGCGATTGCTACTTTGCAAAATCTTTTCATACCCCCCATCCCCACATGCCCCGGGCGCCGCCTCCACTGGCGGCGCCTGCCTTGTCCCGCCATTTTCAAGTTCATCTACCTGTGGCGACTCAGAAGAATTTGGAGTTTCATTTCCAATCCCACTGTCCTCGAACAGCCTCCTTTTAGACTGTTTCTTGGCTGGCGATATGCACACAGCACTCAGCTGCGGACTAATGTCAACATCAACGCTATTTTTGCACGGACTCGGGCTTGTATACTTTCGCTTTAATATCTCTAGCTGTTCTGTTGTTTCCTCGAGCAACTGCCTATTGAGCAGCGCCTGGGGATTTCCCAAGCAGTCAACTTCATCATTATCATCTATAAAGCCTGATAGATCAGTAGCGATTGTACTACACTCAAACAAATCATCTATTTCATCCGCACTGCCACCATCGCATTCAGACTCTTTAACAATATACCAATCCCCACTACATTCTCCTAGGCTGTCCTCTGTACCTTTATTGTCGGCCATGGCGAAGTGTTGACTTTGCGCACTGGGCACAAAGTATAGAAAGGTCTCCCAGAAGGAGGGTTTGCAAACCGCGAATCGCCGGGTTTGTGGCAACAACAGCAAGACGAAGAGACGCACCACAGCTTACACAAGAGCAAGTCACTTTGTAAGGATTGCGTGGCTCCTCCTCCTCTTCCCAATTAGGTGACAATTCTTCACCACTTAGTAGGTTTTCAGGGATGACCAGCTCGTGCAGGTTAATTGCCAGGTCCAGGGGCGCGGGCTCCTGGCCTCTCATTGTTGCCAGCAATTTTCACAATTGCCTCTCCACTGAGAACGCGACAGCGACAAATCCTCTCCTCTGTCAAATACCGCCTGCTTCTCCTCAACAGTCAGCAGTGTCATACACCATCGGCATCTCACATACAATCTATCCAAACTTGTCTCACTCAAAGCTTCTACAGCGTCTTTAGTTCCAACAGTACATTGGGTGTAGCCTTGCTCATACAGGGAGGCTATCTCCAAACACAATCCACATGCTCCAAATACCCTACCTCTTTTTCGTATTAGCTTTAAAGCCTTTTTGTCAAAGTTTTTCTTGTCCTGTTCATCTAAGGGCCTCGAACAAAATACACAGGTCAAATACACAAATGCATAAAAATCTGGATTTCCTCCGCACAAAGACTGTAAAATTTCCAT